CACTCCCCGCAACAATAGCCGCCGCATCGGGAAGAAGGACCTCACATTCAGTTTGTGCTTCAGCAATCGTACAAGTCAATCCAGTTACACTCGTCGTATCATCTCGAAGCTGAGCGACAATCGTTTCCCCAGAACCTAAGGTCCCGTTCGACGTGCATCGCATATACTTCGGATAGAGTGTTAGGCCAGCAGACAGAATGACATCTGCAGTACTCTCAGTCCCACTGTCCAGTGCATCACATGTGGCATCAGCCAGTGCTGGTTCAACGGCAGTCAGAGCCGGTGTTCCTAGATAGATCGTGCCATTCTCAGCTAATTGACCACAGTAGGATACACGCAATGTCGCAGCCATCAATTCCGCTGCACTAATTGAAGCTGCTGGAAGAACCACCTCTCCATTACCACTGGAAGCATCCGTAACCACAGTAACCGAAGTAGTGGATACCCCACCTAGAGTAAGGGCTGCCGCGCCACCAGGAAGAATCGTCAACGCTGCTGTGGCATCATTATCACTCGCAGTTACAGTCACAGTCCCTGCTTCATCTCGTGTCAAATCAAAAGTTCCGTCGACTACATTGACAATTGTCTCGCCTTCATCACCGGCCTGCAAGACAGCATTTCCCGACAAATCTAAATACGACGCCGAGCGAATACCATTCTTAAAATGATATTCAAGAGTCGTATTGTAGATGGTTGGACCCGCAATCACAGCAACCGCTCCTAATCCAACCAACCCAAAAATAAACCCGATAACTGTTTTATTCATCGTTTGTCTTTCTCTTAAGCAACCAAGGAATAAAAGAGTTCACAATCAATTGTGTCACCGTCCTCAATATTCCCCGCTTCGACGGTAACAAAGACTACAAGGCCATCAATTGTTTCGTACTCAGTCGCTTCCTCTACGGCATTGCTATCAAGATCGGAAAGGAAGTCATTGGTTGCACCACCATTTACATCAAGAGCCGACAACCACTCATCATCATCTTCTGGAACAACCGTGCCATCAAAGTTCTTATAAGCCCGGTGACCTAAGTCCAAGGTTGCCGATGCGGCAAACTGAGACGTACGGAAACTAGAAATCTGAGGATGAACCACCACTCGACCAGCAGGAAGTTTTCCAAGATTAATCTGACCTGTTCCCGCACCTGCTGAATGGGTATAGCTAAAACGGGCAACATATACTGGACCTTGAACCTGCCCAGCACTGGGATAATCCCCATTCTGAAGGGCATAGAGAGCCGAACTTGCCGGGCTTCCACTAAACTCTGCCATTGTTTTTCTCCTGTAAGGAGGGTACCCTTTAGGTACCCTATTTCATTAATTAGGCTTCTTCTCGGACTAACACTCGATAGACCCCAGCATCCTCAATACGTACCGCACCGCCAGTGAGAGTGACTTCTATATTGAGGGGAGTTCCCCACAAGTCAGGACGTCTTTTCATTTCAGTTTTAATATCCTGTCCAAGCGCAATGCCCATCATTCTTTGCTGGAAGATGAAGGTTGAGCGGTCCAGACTCCCATCAATAGGAAGAATAGAGTCGGACAGCCGGACAAATTTAAATCCTAAAAATGTATCGATCTCTCCATGAACCAAGGCTTTAACATTGGCGTAATCACTAGATGTTGCTTCGGTTTGTTCAAGTAGGTCTTCAAGAGCTTGCGCCGAAATAACCCATACTCGACCTTCATCTGGAACATCGGCACTATCGAGTCGCCGTTTCATCTCTCGCACACGGCTAACCGACAACCCAGCAGCACCAGAAGCAATGGTATGACTCGCGGGAAAAACGATCGGAGTTCCGCCAAACTGCCCCTCATCAGCTGCTGCTATAAATGCCGCCACAACAAGCGCATCAATCTTCCGGCCAGCACTCATCACGGCATTGCGGGCAATTTCAGACTCGGGACTAATAAGCATCCTGATTTTGTCTTCATTATCAACAATGTCCCCCCAGCCCCAATCGGTCATATCAACCGAGCGGCGAGAGTGGACACTTTCCACGAGAGGAGCTGATTGATGTCTAGAGGTTTTCTGTTGCATTTCAGTTGGTGCCAAAACATCAAAGAACGCCTTTTTCGCATTGACATCAGTTGTCCGCATCAAACCCCGCAGCTTAGACCCCATCTGCTGGGAGAGGACATGAATATTTCGATTAAACTGTTGAACAAACGCATTAGTAATAGACTGAGACATGGTAACCCTCCAAAGCTAGAATAAAAAAAAATAAATAAATGAATGATCGCTTTGAAGGGCTGCCCAGTAATTGGACCCATCTTACAGCGAGAAAAACTATATAGGACCGATACAAAATTACTCTTGATCGGCTCCCCTACTATCAATCATAGACAAGCTGAAATAGCTTCTGAACTTCTGCAACAACTTCTTGGTGATTGGGGTGAGAACCTTTTAAATATGCTTCTGATATGGTCAGCTCATTAATCTTACTGGTGGCGGCTTCTTTAGTCATTTGACCTTCAAATTGATTATCAATAATTCCCTCCGATGCAAGATTCTTACTGACTCGTTCAAGAAATCTCAACAGCCGTTGGCTATTACCCATACCCGACTGCACGATCTCATCCATCAACTCTTCTCCCCCAAGGGTACGAATGGTGCGCTGAGCGAGGGCGAGTTTCTTTTCAAAAGCCCCACCCCACTCATTCTTGAGTTCTTCAGTGGTGACTCTGGCAGCTTCCCTGCTCGCTTGAATCTTCTCTCGTTGAAGCCTCAACCACCCATTTTGTAGGTTATCCCATTGATCACGGGTAACCCCCGCTGAATGTGCAACACCCTTCATGGCATCCAGAGAGGCGGTATCGATTGATTCATCCTCTTCCAGGTATATTTTAGGGTACCCTTCTACACTCTCCGGTCGACCTAATTTCCCCCATACCTTTCCCCACTCTTCGGGAGAGGCATCTTTTCCGGGAAGTTTCAATGCCCCTACGTTATATTTCGTGGCATCAACATAGTTTTTAGCCATCGTCGGAAAGTCAGGAACGCTTTCCCATACCTTTTCATTTTTTAGGCTCTCAGGAATGTGATCCTTGAAGTTAAATTCGCTCTGAGTATTAGGAGTCGTCTTTTCAGGTGAATCGCTCAGAATGGATTCTGGAGCGTCTGAGGGGGTATCTTGCATTTCGTCCATTGTTTATTGACCTTCTTGAGGCTGCTCAGTTGAATGTGTCTGAACCTCTTCGGGGTTAATTGCCGATTCGAGAGTTAAAAGAATCCAAAGGACAACAGATCGCTGACCTTCTCGAAAGGAAAGAGTCATTTGATCAACCCCTTTCTCAAACATCGGGGTATCAACATGAAAACTCTTTCGGAGATCATATAGGACATTCTGCCCAGCGGGCGGATAAAAGGTATGATAATAGTCATTAAGCAGTTGGTCGGGGTCCACCCATTCCTCCTTTTTGAAATACCTCTGCTGCTTGAATCATATTTTGCATCGCTGCCTGTTGTGCTTGTTGTTGGCGTTTCTGGTTGATGAGTTCAGCAGTTTGAGCTCTACTGCGGAGTAGTCTTGCAGGAAGAGAGACGGCATCGGCAATTAGCTCCAACACTTCATTAGGATCAACCCGAATAGTCATTTCTTCATAGAGTTCAGCAAGGGGAAGAGTGAGGGAGAAGAATTGGTTAATCGATTCAATATCAGTACTTCTCTGAACTCTCGCTAATGGACCTTCAAAGATGATATCAATTGAGGCTTTGCCATCGAGAAGAGCCGGTGGTGGATCGGGAAGGACATTTCGTCTTTCCAATAACCGATAGACATATTGAACCAATGGGGCCAAAAACTCGCTCTGTAACCGGCTAACAACTGGCCCTAGTATTCGTTGCATGTTTTGGAATTGAATTGCTGTTTCTGTGGCTGAACGGGGATTGCCGCTCTTTGGTTCAAGTTGAAGTAGATCAACAAAGAATCCCTGGCGAATAACTCCCCTAATTTGATCCTCATTGAAATTCGCCACATCAAAATGTGCGGGGATATCTAGAGTCTCGATTGTGGTTCCGGGGCGGGTATAGATTCGTCCAAAGGGTTCCAATCGAATATTCCCAATCACTCCCCTGTCTGGAGTAATAATCGTGGGAGCGATAGC